TTCCTGTAGTGGCTGGAGACGTTGATGTAATGGCCCCGTCCAACACTGCTGATGCTCCCCACTTAGATCCCGCTGTGATCTCTACAATGCCGGAATTTATGTATGACGTATCTGGTAAATCTCTTATGCTGAAAGTATTACTCTTCCAGTTCCATATAAGAGCCTTATTTGCAACGGTGGAAACTCCAGCCGGATAACAGGCCATCATCTCATTTCTAACATAGTCAGGCGCAACAAAACATTTCTTGTAATAATCGGCATTTAGTTCATCAAACACGGTGCGCCGCAACCTGTCAGGCAGCAACGGCGTCACCTGCTGCCCGTTGCATAGATAGAAATCTGCTTGCCCTATGAAGAAATGGCCGCCCTCAAATTCTGCAACGCAATTTTTAGCAAGGCAACCTATAGTTGGGGACAAAAGCTTGAATGAAAAGATGTACGGCGTCCCAACATAATTCATAATATAGATGGAGTCGTTCTTGTAGATTAAAAACGAATCTCCAAAAGGAAGCCCATCGATTATGTCTCCCTCTGTATCTGCCAATTCATATTCGCCGGCATCTAGCGTATTATCCGAAGAACTCCATGTGCTGGGCGGGCTGCCATAGGATGCTTCAGTAGACCACTTCACCAGCCTTGGCTCAGGATTAGTCCTGTCCCAATTCAAACCCACCAGAAAAGTGCGAAACGATCTTATAACCTGACACGTAGTTCCCGATGGCCAGTTGCGCAATTCCATAAAAGCCGAACCAAGAGCGGGTATCCCACCAGATAACGGCCACATCTGTGGAGTGTCGTATCCATTTGTAGCGACAACCAATCCATTAAGGTTAGTTGAAGTCCATTTATATGTATCGGCCGTTGCCCCGTAATCATTGTCCGTTGTGGTCGTGTTGCCGGAGGGTGTTACTACAGCACCATCTGGGTGACCATTTGCGGTTGTTCCGGTGAGAGTGATAACCCCGGTTCCTGTGTTCCTGCCGCTGTATATAAGAGATTCATAAACATCAGAAGAGCCAGTATCCTCGTCGCCCACAACCAGAGTTCCTGTTGCATCTAGAGCTGTTAACGCAGCTCCGGTATCCACGGTGATGGTGGCTGCGCTTCCCGATACCGGACCATCCAACGTCAGCACACTCTGTCTGGTCACATCAGTCCAAGAGGAACCATCCCATACTGCTATATCTGCAGCGCCATACGCCAACCAATAATAGGTTCCACCAGCAGACAAATATGGATGGATATATAAAGGAGCAAATGGACAGGTGGCCATCACTTCCTCGTAACCCGCGCATTTGCTTACGCCGTTATCAAGGAACCTTACATTGTTGCCGCCAGACCAAGCGTTTGGTGGAAGACTGTATGGCGGTATATCCTCTATAATGCCGATCTGCCCAACATCTTTAATGGGGACTATTGGCATTTAGCTGTCTCTTACACAGGAATCAGAGGATGCATCCCAATGCCAACCATCAGTAGCATTGCATTGGTCTATCTGAGCTTGCGCTCTCAGTGGAGTGCCAATAGTTTCATACCATTGAACTGCATTAACATCTGAGGCAAACGAGTAAGCGAACCAAACGGGAACCCCATCTACTGTCACCACTTGGTCATCTGGAACTATTGTTATTCTGCTCATATCAGCCTCTTATGTTTTCATTATGTAGCAAAGCGCATAGTATGGCGGGAGGCTGCCTGTATGGACGTGTGCCCCACCACCCGTATGTTCGTGTGTTCCACCACCACCGGTTGGTTCTGAATCCTGTAGACCACCCTCATCGGTATAGTCTCCCGCACCAGCCGACTGTACCTCTCCCGTATAACCGCGTATCTTAACTTCATGCGTATGCGCTGGCATTTCAGCAGTAGTTAGTGTATGCGCTCCCGTATTGTGGCCGGCATACGATCCCGTATCACCCATCGCCGCAGTAGCATCTACCGCATAGGTTGCCCCAGTACCCGCACCAATTATGAAACTGTCTCTCAGGTCTGGGGTATCTCCATCACCATTACATAACGACCACCCAGAGGGGATGGAAGCAATAGAGCCATACCACAAAGAAATTATCCCTGTTGGCAGGGCGGTAGAGGTTGTATCTACGTTATCGTATGCGCTGTCGGCCTTGTCTCTAACTTTCAGAACCCCCGCTCCGCTAGTGTCAAACCATAGCTGACCGGCAGAGGTCGAGGTGGGCGCTACTGTGCCCGTGTGGACGCCATTCAGGGCGGCGTTTGCATTTGGCAGCGTAGACTGTAATACAGACTTGATTAATTTTAAGTGGTCGTCACCCTGACTTATGCTGTCGCTACCAGCAGGATTTGTGTCTACGAGTCCACTAACATATGTTGCGCTTTCTAGGGCCATTATTCGTACCTCACATGATAAGGATCAGCATCCGCATCCGGTGCGGTGGGCCATCCGAAAGTAACTTGATCCACTTCTCTGGCATTTGAAGAAGTCTCTGGACCAATGGTTTCAACCCCATCAACATAGGAACTAAGATACCTAACCTCTACAATTATGTAATTCTGGTAAGCCTTAACTGCGTCCAAGTCAACAAGCGCATCTATCTCTACTTCCTTGGCATTAGATGCTGCCCTTACGTCTGCCCGGTAAGTTTTCCAATCGGCTGGCATAGAAGTTCCGCCATCTTCTTCTCTAATTCTCAACCAATCTGATTGAGCAAGAGTTGAGGCTGCGATGCCCTTCACCTTAACCTTCATCTGGACTTTGAGGTCATCTACGTTCTTTTCTGAAGAACCATAAGATACCACCCATTCAGAAGTTGCATCGTCAAAGTTGTACTCCTCACCACTTGTATTGTAGTAGCGATGATCCGCAACACTCAGTCGTGCAGGATGAAACCCCATGTCTGCCAGTTTCTCTTTAGACCATTGCCGGAATATCTGTGGTGGGTAATCCACACCATCTTTACTAATGGCTCTTGGTGTTTTTATTAGTCCGTGACTTGGTGAATACCACATAATTTATTACCTTGCGTTTGCGTATTTGAATGGGGATTCAGCGAAGGCTAAAAATAAGTAAGTAGCAGCAGCCCCCACTTCGCTAGCAGTAGTTCTAATTTTGAATCCATTACTTAAAATATCTATAGGCAATCCCTGTCCAGTTCCAGTAATCTCTGCTTGGGTTTGGTTTGCCTCTAATATATTTGCTACAGCATTGTATGAACTTCGTACTGAATCATATAAAGCCCAATCGCGATTACTACCACCAGTACTACTGCACTTAACCATAATCCAAGCAGGTCTGAATCCGGTGTAGATAAAAGTTCCATCTGCATTATCATTTCCGGTGTAAGTACCAACCTTGCTGTAGCCTTCTACGGAATGGAAACAGTAAGCCATGTAACCATCAGCGTTAGTATGCCCACCAGTTTGGCTACTATCTCCCACAGTGAATACAGTGGCAGTTGGTTCTGTATCATTCCAATAACCTGTACCAGTTGCTTCGGCACCATCGGAATCCAACCAGATAATCTTCGTTGCTCCCCTCGGGCTGTTATAAACATTCCAACTGGTTGTATATGTCCGATTTTTAACAATAATTAAATCTGGTTTTTGTGTTAGCCCATGTCCGTAAGTATGTGATGTACCTGATGCACCGACATAATTAACAATGCTGAATCCAGCAGTTGTATTTGCCATTACCTCAGAATCTCTATCTCCCTCAGTATTTGTTACTGCTGAAGCATTAGAGGCTAACCAGTTCCATGCTACAAAAGTTTCAGTATTGGCATTCCATAATCCATCTGAACCCATAGACCAACCATCTGAGTCAAAAGAAGTTATTGCATTTGTAGCACCATCATCTGCTGCTCCATCAGTATTGGGTGATAGGTTATCCTCCACTCCGCGTACCGCATCACTGGCAACATGATCTCTGACGGCTGATCTTGACTTTGCCCAAATAAAATCTGGCTGAAAACCAACTCCAGTTATAGAACGTACTGATGCGTTACCCGTATAAAGCACCGTATTAA